CAGTAATTTTTCTAACCCGCGCAATAGAAAGAAAAAAATGCGCGAACCACTCCTTAAATGAATCTATTAAGTTTGAAAGAGGTTATTTCTATGCTTAGTTATCTTGAATTTAGAATTTTTAAAGCATTTTCCAAATTTCCAAACTACTTTCTTATTCCATCAGATAGATTTGAAGGTATTGATGAAGAAAGATTTACTAATCGTAAATTTGAAGTATTCAAAAAAACAAAGATTGCTATGTTTCATATTGATACTACTATTGATAAATTAATTGAATTGAAATATATGGTAAGAAGTTCGGATATTACTCCATTAGGGTATTCTGAACTTGGTTTATTCTGGAAGAGCTGGTTTAAAAAAGGCATTGATAGTCTATGTAAAATCTATTTACCTCTTATAATTTCCATTGCCGCATTGATTATATCTATTTTCTTTTAATTATTTTCTTACTCTATTGCGCTACTCGCTACGCTCGATAAAGGGAAAAAGATATGAGTAATCTTTATAAGCCAAATGATGAAAAACCGCAAAAATCAAATAGATTTTTATTGATGATTTTTATTATGTTTAGTCCAATTATTTGCTTTGCCTTTTTTTCAATTGCTGTTTTCGTCGATGCGTTTTTGCGTATTTCCGATTTATTTAATATAACGAGAATACAAGCAAGCGCGATTATTTCAATTGTCGAAATACTCGTGTTTGTGTTGATTATTATAATTCCTTCCATTAAAGACAAAATAAAACTAAAACGCGCTACACTCATTGATGAAACAGTATCGAGCAGAGACATTCAACTCATTAATACGCTTTTAGAATCAAATTGGATTATTATTGAAACGGGTTTCTTCAGCAATCTGCTCTATTTTCGTTTAAAACATAAAACAACAAACACAAACATTCTTTCTTGGGATGAAGCATTAAAAAATACTTGCTTCAAGAAAGTAAAAAATGATTATCTACATCAACCAATAAAATCAATTTATTGGGTTGAGAGTATTGTTGAGCCAATTATCAAAGTTGAACAAAGTAAATATTACTATGATGATTTCAACGAATTTTCAAAACGCTTTCCGCCAAATAACTGGGTATTATTAGCTCTTGACAAGAACTCTCACACTTATACTATCGGGCTCACCAAAAAGGAATAGTTTGTAGAACCATAAACAACCGGATAATGATACTGCGCCTATCTTCTATGCTGTATGCGCTTCGCGCGGCAAGAGAAAAGGGAAGATATGCGCCGAGCCGTTAAGTTAATTGGTGCGGTGCGAAAATCTTTTCTAACTCAATAATTAAATAGGGATTTTCGCAACGGTTAAAAAATGCGAAAATCTCTTTTTTTATCTTTTTCTATATATTACTAAGATTTTCGCAATTTTATCTGCGCTTGTTTAATTTCGCTCATTTCTCTTTTTTCTCATATTTCTCTTGCGTATTCTTCTGCTTCGGCATAACCGTCATAAGGTTCGCCGCCACGCTCACCGATGGGAATTTTCACTGTGATTTCAATATAGCGTTCATATCCTTCGTCATCAACAACAGGGTACATAAACGTACCCGAACCCGAACGTCCAACATCATCAAAGCTACCTTCGGTAGTATACATTTCCATTATGCGTTTTAACTCTTTATCACATAATTCCGCATCTCTTTGTTGCTGGGTTTTTTTTGCCATCTGCTTATCTAATTTCCTTTTTCGTATAGTTGAATTATATCATTCGTTTAGTGAATTGAGCAATCCACGCTAACCCCATATATCTACCCGCCCGCGCGAGAGTAGGTTCTAAAAGTAAAGGTTAAAAATGCGAAAATCTCATTTTTTGTCTTTTGCTATATATAAGTAAGATTTTCGCAATTTTTGAAAAGTTTTGTTTAATCCATCCTATTTCCTAAATTCCCTGTTTTCCTTGTCTATTGTTCTTGCGCGGGGTAGATGATAAGCGCAAGTCTAATTGTAAAGGCTATCTATAAATAAAGATATATATTATAACACTAAATTATGTTCCGTGTCAAAATTTGCGACATATATCTGCTGTATTATATACTTCAGTTGTTCGAACAAGAAATAGAATTAAAAAGCACCTATGCGTCAAATAGGAGAAAGTATTTAACAATTATGATTACTAATACCACCAACGCCCCCGCGCAGGATATGGAACTTGAACTTGCCAACATTAAGAAAGACAACATCACCCGCCTACTCATAAACGAGAAAGATAACTCCTTTACTATTCAAAAGGTGAGCGGCAAGCACAATGAAGTGAAAACCTATAATATTGCGCCCGACTTCGTGCCAACCGCTATTGATGAGATTTGCTCTGCGTTCATCTATAACTACTGTAAGGCTAACGGCCATATAAAGTGGCTAAAAGAAAAGAAAGCAAAGAGTAAGTCTAAGAAAGGCCACGCGCTACCCATTAAATTACAGAAGTTTTTCATTGATGAATTTTTCCCGCAAATCAGAAGCACAAACTCCGTTAAAGGTGCGCCGTCTGTTTGGGATTATATTGATGAAGAAGAAGCAGAAGCGTAAATCTAATTTCTAATTTCTAAATCATATCTCTAAATGAAAGGGGGTAAGCAGGACAATGGCCAATGATTTGAGAAGTTGTGAATTGCGCGGGCTGGTGAGTTATTATCTAACTAAACATAATTATTCTAAATCCCAACTCGCATTGAAGATTGGCATTAGCCCTGCTACCCTCTATCGCAAACTGGACAATCCGAAAACATTTACCTTTGGAGAATTTCTAAAATTAATGGAGATTCTAAACCTAACACCCGAACAAAAATTAAAGGTTGTGTAATTAAGAGAGCTAACGCCGAAACGTTAGCCCTTTTTTTTACGCCTTTATTTCTATATTATCTGTAAAGTAATTATCTATCTTATTACTTATTTCTTTATCGTATTCATCAATCGTATGTTGATAGACTTGAACAATCATACTTTCTGTTGCGCGTCCCATACGCACCCGCGCATATCTGTTAGGAACACCTAAGGCCAGCATCATTGAAGCATAAAAGTGGCGCAAGCTATGGAAGTTATAAGGGAAGTTGCCTTGCGTCTTTGCCCTTTTGTAAAGCCCCTCTAAAGCGTCTGGCGAATCATCAAATACATAATCATCTGGCGCACCCTTTAACGGCTCTATCGCTTCTAAAAGGGCTTGCGGCGCATCAAGAACGCGCTTACCGCAATATGATTTAGGTGCTTTTTCTACCCAATGATAAAACTCATCTTTAACCCGCACCCGCTCAATAATTACTTTCTTATTAATAAAGTCTATATTCTTCCACCTAAGCGCAACAATTTCACTTCTTCTAAGGCCTAAGCAAACAGCAAATAAAACATAATTGTAAATGCGCGAGCCGGAAATAAAGGCAAGGAATTTGTTTATTTCTTCCTTTGTTGGTATGGCTACTTCGTGTTTTTCTGGCGGGGGTAAGGTTATTCTATCAAGAAACTTAAAGCCTTTATCTTCAAGTATCTGTTTATAGAACATATGCGCGTTCTTTACTGTCTTTGGGCTTCTTCCTTTGGAATACTCGCTAATTGCTTTCTGGTAAAGCTCTTTCGTTAATACCCCTAACCGAACATCACCTATGCTTTGTAATGCGGTGCGGCGTATTTTCTTATATGCGGCTATTGTTGATGGTGAGCGCAAATTAGCAAGGCTATCTATAAAGGTTTCAGCTAAACGGCCTACGGTAATATTTTCTGGCTTATTGTCGTGTTCTCTTTCCATTAAATATACTGCCGCGTCTCTTTCGGCTTCTTTCTTCGTATCTGCTGTAAATGATTTGCTTGTGTATTTGCCTGTTTCATCGGTGTAGTAGGCTTTACAACGCCACTTGCCGCTTTTCAACTTTGTTGCTCTTGCCGCCATGCTCAACACTTCCTTTTCGTTTTCTAAGCTCATTATATCATAGCGCGGTTTAATATAATAGTGTGTGGCTGAAAACGTGGCTGAATTATTTCCCTAATATGGAAAGAGATTTTTTAAAATTGAGGATGTGTTTTTAAGCCCGATATAAAAAGCGTTAAATAAATGGCTAAAATAGGCAACATTTTAGAGAAAAATAAAGGGATTAGATATTTCTATCTAACCCCTAAAAAGCGTGTCGCAGATTATCCAAATCCGCGTCAGCGGGCATTCTTCGAAAGCAGGGCACGGCACACCGCATACGGCGGCGCGCGCGGCGGCGGTAAAAAGCTGGGCCATGCGAAGAAAGCTCGTTCTGCTCGCACTTCGCTATGAAGGACTCCAACTCCTTCTGCTCCGAAGAACGCTCTCGGAGCTGACCGAAAACCATGTGCGATCACTGCAGACGGAATTATCAGGGTTTGTAGACTACAACCAAACGCAACGCGTATTCACGTTTCCGAACGGCAGCCGCATCAAACTCGGTTATTGCGACAATGAGCAGGACGTATACCGCTATCAGGGGCAGGAATACGACGTAATCGGTCTGGAGGAAGCCACCCAGTTCACCGAGAGCCAGATGCAGTTCATCTCGACCTGCAACCGCTCGGTGCGCACGGACTTTTCGCCGCGCATGTACTACACATGCAATCCCGGCGGTGTCGGGCACGGATGGGTCAAGCGCCTCTTCATCGACCGCCGGTATCGCGGGAGCGAGCGGGCGGAGGATTACTTGTTCATTCCGGCGCGCGTGACGGACAATCCAGTCCTGATGCGGGACAAGTCCTATGTGATCACCCTCGAAAACCTGCCGGAGCCGCTGAGGCGCGCCCATCTCGACGGAGACTGGGATGTGCTGGCGGGGCAGTACTTCGGCGAGTTTTCGAGAGAGCGGCACGTGATCGAGCCGTTTGAAATCCCTAAAAACTGGCGCAGATTCCGCGCGATGGACTGGGGATATAACGACCCCTGCGCGGTGCTCTGGTTTGCCGTCTCGTCCGGCGGGCGGGTGTATGCCTATCGCGAATACTATGAACGCCAGGTGCTCTCGAGCGAGACAACAAGGCGCATCCGTCAACTGACGGGAGAAGAGAAGATCGCGTACACCACAGCCTCGCCGGACGCCTGGCAAAACCGGGGTATGAGCGCAAGCGGGGACATCGGCGGCATGAGCATTGCGGAAGTATTCGCCCACGGCGGCGTGCCGCTCATCCGCGCCGACAACGCACGCATCGCCGGCTGGCAGCGTGTGCGAGAATACCTCGCCGACGCGGACGACGGTCTGCCGAGGCTTTTGATCTTTCGCACCTGCGAAAACCTGATCCGCACGCTGCCCACGCTGACTTTTGACGCGCATTTTGTCGAAGACGTCGGCGCAAACTGCGAGGATCACGCGCCGGAGGCGCTACGCTACGGGCTGATGTCGAGGCCATCCGCCACAAGCGAGCCAAAGAAGACGAAGGCGCGCGCTTATGACCCGTTTGCATCCAAAGAGCCGCATGCGGACGGATTTACCAGACTGTAAACGGGTAACACCCCAAGGAGGACACAACTATGAACACATCTCATATGAAAGGAACAGACCAAGGGCAGGCAAAGCGCGCGCTCTGCGAGAAGGCATACGGACAGTTTCGCGAGTTTCGCGGGTCGTATGTCTCCGAATGGCAGCGGCTTGAAAACTGCGAGCGGATGTATCGTGGTGATCATTGGCACGACGTGCCGCAGCTGGACCGCAACGAGCCAAGGCCTGTCACGCCGATCATCCAGAGCACGGTAGAGAACATCAAGGCAGAGCTTTTAGATCGCGTACCGGAGGCGGTGATTCTGCCTGAAAGCCCCAAGGACGGTGAGGTGGCAAGGGTCATCGAAGCCATCATCCGCCAGAACCACGACGCGGACGGTTACGTTAAGGAATACCGCATGCTCGTGCACGACCTACTGGTCGGCGGCTACTGCGTACAGGAGGTCGGCTACGACAACGCGCTCAATGCAGGACTCGGCGGTGCGTTTATCCGCCATGTGGACGCAAGGAGCATTCTCTTTGACCCGCTGGTGACGGACGCGCAGGAAAGCAGGGCGGTGTTTAAGATCTCGCTCAAGACGCGCGAGTTCATCCAGTCCCGCTTTCCCGCTGCTGCTCCGTTTCTCACAGCGGACGCGTTTGGCACGCCGGACGCGGTGGAGGACGGCATCATTCACGGAGACCGCGGCAGTGCGATGCTCTTCCTCGAATACTGGTGGCGCGAATACGACGCCCAGACAGAGCGCACCAGCGTTCACATGGCTCAGATTGCGGGCAATCAGGTGCTCTCAGATAGCAGGGACACGAAGCCAGACGGGCTGTTTGAGCACGGGATGTATCCGTTTGTGATCACGCCGATGTTCGTGCGAAAAGGCTCCTGCCTCGGCCTCGGCCTCGTGGACATGTTTGAAACGCAGCAGCGATACGCGGACAAGCTCGATCAGATCGTGCTTAAAAACGCGCTGATGGCGAGCCACAACAAACTGCTCGTCACCGAAGCCTCCGGCTTTGATACCGAGGACTTGCGCGACTGGAGCCGCGAGGTCCACCGGGGCGAGAGTCTCAGCGGCGTGACCTGGTTTTCCACGCCACCGCTGCCCGCCTACATCATCGGCTACATCGATAGCATCCGCGAGAGCATCAAGCAGGAGAGCGGCGCAAACGATTTTTCGCGCGGGGCAGCATCCGGCGGCATCACCGCGGCGACAGCAATTGCCGCTATGCAGGAGATGAGCAACAAGCGCGCGCGGATGATGGCGCGGCTGCTGCACGAGAGCTTTCGTGACGCGGTGCGCTTCGAAATCGAGGTGGAGCGCGAATTCAACTTCTTCTCGCGCCGCGTGAACATTACCGTAGACGGCGAGCAAAAAGAGGCCACATTTGAAAGCGCGATGCTCGTGCGCCGTGCGCCAGGCAACGCCATGCTGCCGATCGAATTCTACATTTCAGTTAAGGCGCAGCAGGAGACGAAGTATTCCGCGATGAGCCAGAACGAGCTGGCGCTTCGAATGCTGCAAAGCGGCATAATGACGCCCCCGCAAGCCGTGGAACTCATGGTATTCGAGGGCAAGGAGCAGCTGCTCAAGCAGCTCAAGGAACAGAGCGAGAAAGCGGAAGCGCTCGCAAAGCAACAGCAACAACAAACCCTTCCGCAAGGCGCGGGAGCAAAAGGGAGGATTGCATGAAACCCATGAATAACACGATGGCACAGCGGCTGAATGCCGCAAACGCAAACAACTCAGCAAAGGCGGCGGAAAACGATCCGGAGTTTGAGGCGCTGGTAAACGAGATCTCCGCGCTGGTCTCCGAAGGAAAACTGCCGGAGGGGTTTGACCTTGCGGCGGCGGCAAAGGATTCCGCGTTCGTCGATCTGATGCAGGAATACGGCGCTGAGGCAGGGATTCGCATCTACGCGGCGGAACAGCGCGCACTGGAGGCGGAAAACAACGCTATGGAGCGCGTGAGCGCCCGCATGCGCGAACGCGGCGCGCTCCCCAAGAGCACACGCGGCGGCAGCGCAGCGCCCGCCTCGACCAACTACAGCGGCTTGAGCAGCGAAGCCTTTCGCGCACTCATGCAACAGATGAAGAAGACCGCCCGCGACGGCGGCAAGACCAGACTTTAAGACGCAGGAGGAAAACGCATGAGCAACAGCAACACCACGGTAAACACCGCAGGCACCACCTACAGCAACAAGACGTTTTACGACCGCGCGCTGCTCGAGATCGCCAAGACGCGCCTTGTGCACGCGAGCTACGGCCAGAAGCGCAGCATCCCGCGCAACAGCGGCAAGCGCGTGGAATTCCGCCGCTATGAGCTCTTCACGCCGGACGCAAACGCGCTGGTGCTCGAAGAGGGCGTGACCCCGGCGGGTCAGAGCCTCGCGCAGAGCAAGATTGAGGCCGAAGTCAAGCAGTACGGCGCTTATGTCGAGGTCAGCGATCTACTCGATCTGACCAGCTTTGACCCCGTCCTCACAGAGAGCACGGAACTGCTCGGCGAGCAGCTCGGCACCGTTGTGGAATGGATCACGCGCGACGCGATGTGCTCTGGCACCAATGTGCAGTACGCAAACGGCAAGACCAACCGCCTCTCCCTAGAAGCGGGGGATAAGCTCACTGTAACCGAAATCCGCAAGGCGGTGCGCTCGCTGAAAAAGGCGAAGGCGCGGATGTTTAACAACATCAGCGAGGGCAACGTCCGCAAGCCGCACTTTGTCTGCATCTGTTCGCCGGACGCGACCTATGACCTCCAGAGCGACGCGCTCTGGCAGGACGTCTCCAAGTATTCCGACATGGAGCAGATCTATTCCGGCGAGATCGGCCGCCTGTTTGGCGTGGTCTTCGTCGAGAGCACCGAGGCAAAGGTGTTCAGCCAGAGCGTGCATACCGCTGTTTTTGCACACACGGCGGGCAGCGCGGTTGTCACACTCTCAGACATGCCGGAGTCGGCCGCACTGTATCTCGCCGCAGGTGCGAAGGTCAAGATCGGCTCGACGGAATACACCGTCTCTTCCGCAGACGCTGCCGCAAAGACAATCACCCTCAGCGTGACGGTTTCCGGCGCGATTGCTGCGGGCACGGCTGTCTATAGCGAGGACGCAGGAGTGATTGACGCTGACACGAAAAAGGGCACGGATATCCATGCAACACTCGTCTTCGGCGCGGATGCCTACGGCATCATCGACGTGGATGGCGAAGGGTGTCTCCAGACCATCGTCAAGCCCGTCGGCAGCGGCGGGGCAAGCGATCCGCTCGACCAGCGCGCGACGGTCGGCGCAAAGGTTGCGGCTTACACCGCGAAGATTCTCAACAATCTCTGGATTGTGCGCGTCGAGCACGGCGTGAGCCTGTAAACGCAGGGGCAAAACGGGGAGGGCGAAGACGCTCTCCCCGAACTTAGAAGCAAACAAAACAAATAAACTAAAAAAATCAGGAGGAATCAAACCATGCAGTATATGACAGAAGCGCAGATCGATAGCATCGCAACCGAAACCGGCAAAGCACTCGCCAAAGAGAACAAGGTGACCATCACGATTCAGCCGGAAAGCGGTGAGCTTCACTGGGAAGGCGGCATCAACGGGCACTTTTTCCGTATCCGCACCAATGAGCCTGTGGATGTTCCCCAAAGCCTCGCCACGCTGATTGCGCAGAGCGCGCAGGTGCGCTATGAAAGCGAAGCACGCGTACGCGCCTACCGCAAGAGCGGCGGCAAAAAGGTTTCGTAAGGGAGGGCGCATGCATGACGCTCAAAGAACTACTCACGGGCGCACTCCTGCAGCTCGACCGCGGAACCGACGCGCAAACCCTGGAAAGCTGGCGCGACAAGCTCACGCGATACCTCAACGACGCGATGATCGACCTCACCAGCGAACTGCAGCCAAGGCGGAGCGACACGCTGACCCTCACGGGCGGTGTGCTCGACCTTTCAGCGCTTCCACGGAGCGTGGTGAAGGTGATTGCACTCTCTCGCGCGGGCACGCGGCTGCCGTTCTATTACGGGGCAGGCACAGAGCTCTTGCGCGTGCCCGCCGTTTCGGACGGTGAGGTGCACGTGACTTATCGTTATATGCCAACGCCGCTGAAAGTGGACACAGACGTTCCGGACCTGCCGGAATGGAGCCACGGCGCGATGATCGGCTATGCGGTCGGCCGAGAACGCGCAAGCGGCGACGCGGGCAGCATTGCTTCCGCGCGCGCTTGCTTTGAACTCTACAACGCAGCAAAGCGCATGATGCGTGCGCACCGCGGGGAGATGGACGCGTATGCGATTGAACACCGCTAGAAAGGGGGAAGACACATGGCGCTGCGGCAATACCGCATTCCGGTATTTTACGGAATGGCGCAAAACGTGACGGAGAATCGCCTGAACGACGGCGAAAGCCCAAACGCCTGCAACATGGATACGCAAGGCGGCAGGCTCAGCGTGGCAAAGGGCTATGTGCGCGAGAGCCAAACCGCCCTTCCCGCGCCGGAAACAGCGCGCCGACTCTATGGCTGGCGGCGCGCGGGGGAGCGAAGACTCCTCGTGGCGACAGCAAGCGAGCTCTTCGTGCTGGACGAGACGGCGGGCGAATGGAAGCGCATCTACAGCTTTGTCGCAACGGCATCCTCGGCACAATACGACTTTCTGCCCGTGAAGATCGCGAGCACAGAATACCTGCTGATCGCGAACGGATCGGCACGGATGGCGAAATGGGACGGCGTGAGCGAAGCGGCAGAGGCGTTTGGCAGCACGGAGGGGCTCTCCGACATCGCGGTGAACTTTGTAGAGCTCTATTACGCGCGGCTCTTTGCCGCGGGTGACAGCGCAAACCCAAGCCGACTGTATTACAGCCAGGCGCCGGGGGACACGCGCACCATTGAAAACTGGACGGTTGCTACAGAGAGCGAAAACGTTGGCGGCGGATTTGTCGAGGTCGGGACGGATTCCGATCCCATCACGGGATTGTTTGCTCTGAGTAACCAGCTCCTGATCTTCAAGCGCGACTCGCTCTATCGCCTGCTGGGCGACCGGCCGGGAAACATTCGCATCCAGCCCGTCAATGGCACCATGCAGCAGCCCGTGCATACGGCTTGTGTACGCGTAGGGGACGTGCTCTATTTTCTCACGTCGGGCGGCATGTATTATTTTGACGGGCAGACGGTGCAGCGCAAGGCGGATGCGGACAAGGTGCAATTGCTGCTACAGCACGCAAATCTCGCAGACTGCACAGCCGCCGCACGGGGAGACCGGCTCTACTTCGCGTTTCGCGAAGGGGAGGGCGAAGGCGCAAACGACGCCATGCTGATCTATGACCTGGCGCGCGGCACCTATATGCTGCGGCGAGGATTTTCCGCGCAGGGGCTCTATGCCGCGGGCGGAACACTGTATCTGCTGGACGGAAACGGGTATGTCTGCCGCTTTGAAGAGGGCGAAACCTACGATGGCGCGCGCATCGATGCCTACTGGAAAACGCCGATGACTGACCTCGACAGCAAGGCCGTCAACAAACGGTTAGAGGAACTGTATCTGCGCGGCAGCGGCGGAATCCTTTTGGTGGAGGCTGTGACCGAAAGTGGCACCGTCTACAACGAGCGGCTCATGCCGGGCGAAAGCGAACGGATTCTGGAGCTCGGCCTCAACGGAGACGGGCGGGCGTTTCAGCTTGTGTTCCGTAACGTCAACGGATCGCATTTCACGATTGACGGCGGCGTCGAGCTGATTTTGGACATTCAGCGGCGCGTGCTGTAGGGATGGAGTGTGAAACATGGCATACGAAAAGACGGGCATTCAGGCGCTCTTTCCGGTATATTTTGCACGAAAAGCCGGGGAGGGCGTATCAAAAGAAGACTTTGACATCGCCGTTGCGCAAAACGAGAGCAATCTGAATCAGAATTTTGAAACACTCTATCAAAAGCTGCAGGAGCTGGAAAACTATCTCGCAGCGACGGAGTAAGGAGCGCGCGAAAGGCGA